AAGTTTTCTTTTTAGAAGTTTTCTTTTTAGAAGTTTTCTTTTTAGAAGTTTTCTTTTTAGAAGTTTTCTTTTTAGAAGTTTTCTTTTTAGAAGTTTTATTTTTATAACTACTTATAAATTCGGAATCATTCTTCATATAGTCATCATCGCTATCGCTATCATCGTCTTCATCGTCAACATAATTATATTTGTAATATCTAGGCGATTGTACTATTTGATTTGGGAAAATAGTATGTGAATACATATTTGATGAAATAGTTGGAGATGAAGGTGATAAATTAAATTTATTATTTGTACCTTCGACACATTCATTTAATTCTTTAGATGAATATGTTTGCCTATTATGTGGCAAATTTGAGTTATTTACCAACCATTTTTGTAATTCATCCGCATCATAGCATTTTTTATCAACCTTAACCACGTTATTAATATTATTTATATCTTCTAGTGTAATTACATCTCTATCTCCAATACATGTAGGATCTCTATATACACATCTATATTGTTTAGATGGTATAACAGGTTTAGATGGTACAACTGGTAAATATGGTTCGGGTGAAGATGAGTATGGGTTATGTGAATATTCGTCCATAATTGGTTCTATACATAACCATCTTTTATCATATAAAACTATATGTCCTGTATTTAATTTAATTTGCATTTCATTATCATTAAATATTTTATATATAAAACCGTGATGCATATTCTTTTGACATCCTCTGTTTGTCATTATTGGTCTAGTATAATTATCACCTAATGTAATAACTACTTTTTGTCCAATACTTACTACAAATCGAGTATCATACTGTCCAGGGGCATTAAGATCAATAACTGAATTATTAAATGTATGATGATTATATGCTTGCGAGATTCGTTCCATAGACATTTCAGATTCATACGTTTCAAATGAACCATCATCATAATCTACATGATAATGATAACGCGGTGGGCTCATTGTCCAAGATGTTTGTTGTTCATGTCGATCTGATCTTAGTGTTAGCACTGTTCCAATTTTACCAGTATTTGTATTTCTAAATTTGTCACCTTGATTAAATCTATTTCTACCTCCAATTTGATGATATTTTATATCATATTTATTCATATATATATTATAAATATATATTTAAGTAAAATAAATAAAAGAATAAAATTTTATTCTTTTATTTATCACAATTTTGTTTAGTCATACTATTTATATTTGAAGTATTATACAAAAATTCAGTGTACAATATGTAATATGTCTGGACACTTACAAAATTATACGAACTCGTCTCTAACAAGCACATCTCCAAAAGGCACATACCCGCAAGCATACTGCAAATTGATATCTATCGCATAAACATCCGCCTTCTGTTCATCCGCCTTCTGTTCAACCGCCCTCTGTTCAACAGCGATCTGTGCAGCCTTCTGTTCAGCGATCTGTGCAGCCTTCTGTTCAGCGATCTGTGCAGCCTTCTGTTCAGCGATCTGTGCAGCCTTCTGTTCAGCCTTCTGTTCAGCGATCTGTGCAGCCTTCTGTTCAGCGATCTGTGCAGCCTTCTGTTCAGCCTTCTGTTTAGCCTTCTGTTTAGCCTTCTCTGCAAGAATAAGTATCGCATTTTGAGGAAATGTACCGAATACTGAAAATGAGAAAGTCATAGTCGAAGGAGAACTGGAAACCGGTGAGCGATATGGCTCTCTTTTTTTAAACACTGATGTGTCTGGAATGTCTTCATCTGGAGGCTGGTCTGGGATGTATTCATCTGGAGGCTGGTTGGGATTTACACTCAAGTCTCTGCGCGATTCATTACGACGCATAGGCATCGTTTAGGATATGCAAATTAGAATTGGCAATTAATTATAATATTATATATTAATGAAATTAAATTTTTCAATTTTTTTTATAAATAGTTATCCATATATTATAAATTATGTTACTTATAATAAATGAATTATAAATTAAATGCTAACAAATCTTTAGATGATAATAGAGATATTATATATCAAAATAAAATTAGTAATATTTTACCATCTATTTTAGATTATAGACCTCAATTACAACAGGTTAGAAATCAAGGTACACAGGGTACATGCTATGCACAATCTGCTGCTTGTATGAAAGAATTACAAGAAAAAAATGATTATGGGTTAGATGAACATCTATCGCCCCAATTTTTTTACAATAATAGAGATTATTGGAATAATAGTGAACAGGATGGCGATGACATCAATGAAGATTATGGTATGACTGGGCGTGATGTAATGAGAATTTTACAGAATGTTGGTATCTGTAAAGAATCTGAATATGCATATGGAACAATTGATAAAATAGATGAAATACCCGAATATCTTAAAATTAATGCATCAGACCATAAAATTAAAAATTATGCACGTGTTAATAGTTTAATGGATTTAAAATCTTCATTAAAAGATAACGGTGCTTGTTTAATAGCATTTCCAGTATATAACTATTCAGACCAATTATGGATTCAAAATAATGATGAGAAGATGGAAGGCGGCCATGCAATGACAGTTGTAGGTTATGACGATGAACAACAACATTTTATTATTAGAAATAGTTGGGGAGAAAATTGGGCAGACAAAGGTTACTGTTACTATAAATATAAAGACTGGGATTCACACTGGGAATGCTGGACAACAATCGATATCGATACAATTATGGATTCCGAGTCAACCCATGATACGGATGAGCCAGAGAATGATTTTCCATGTGATTATATGAAATTTGGAACATACAAAATTATGGAAGGCAAAAATAAAAATAAACGATTAGTTGTATATAATAATTATATCATGTTTGAAGATAAACAAGATCCAGATGATATCTTTTTATGGGATGGTGAAGTTTACAAAAGTGTTTACGATATATTATATACATATAAATATCACGATGATGATACAAAATATTATATCAAAGATGTGAATTATAATACTATCGTTGTAGAAATATACCGCCCAGAACCGGAACCAGATGATGAATGTCAATCTGGTTCTTGTTGGCAATGGTTAAAATTAAAATTTAAGAAGTAAATAATATTAATATATTAAAGAACGATAAAGCTCTTTAATATATGTGTTATGGAGGAAATAGGAATTGAACCCATGACCTTTTGCATGCAAAGCAAACGCTCTACCAACTGAGCTATACCCCCATATATTGATAAATATAAAAAACTATATTATTATACGCATAAAATAAACTTATTTAAATTTTATTTTATTTATATAATAATATATATGATTAACACTTTAAAATATTTAGTTTATACAATGTCTATATATGTATTATTTTCATTTATACCAAAAAATAAAGTATGTTTGCTTGATTTATCATTAATTATTACATTAATTATATCTTTTAATTTAGCGTATGACTTAATAGAAAATAAAACAAATCCATTCATTGAAAGATACGAAGATAATCCAAATGAAAAAATTTATAGTGATGCATTAGGTATTATAAAAGATGATAGAAATGAATATAATGCACCATCTGTAAATAACCAAGAGACTATTAGTAAAAATAATCCTATGAAAATAAATCCTAAATTGGAAGAAGAACAAGTAAATATTGTTGGTTCATTGGGTGAAAGTCCTGAAGTAGAAAGCTTGCCTACTGGATTTGAAGAAGATACAAGTCCAAATGTGAATCTAGATATAAACAATGAACCTGAAGTAATTCAGGCTCTAGATACATCTAATAGTTCAAATTTAGCATCTTTGGAATTAACAACTGAAGATAATAATATAAAAGTTCCAATAAAAATTATTAAAAAAGAAGAGGTTAATAAATTTAAATATGGTTATTCTTATATGGATACAAAATTCTGGGACTTGCCTGCTAAACGTAAAGCAGTATGTAAAAATGTAAAACCATGCAAAATATGCCCAAAACAAACAAGTGGCTTTGAAAAAGATCGAATGAAATGGAATTAAAATTTATCTATATCTATTATATAAATATAAATGAATAATCTTATTCCACTTAAATATTGTTTAGATTTTAATCAATCAGGTGGTAACCAATCTGATTATACTGAATTTATTCCATACTCTGATCACTATAAAATGACAGAAGAAAAACGTATCGCTAAACCTATGTTCTGTCCAGATATTGCTCCATTTAAATGTAGTAAAAAATCAAATGGAGCTGGCACTTGTCAACTAGCAAAACATAATTGTACTAAAAAAATTATAGAAGGTAGCCCTCAGAAATATCCTATTATATATATACCTAAAAAATATAGTAAACACTTGGAGAAGAGCTGATATGTATGATATATAAATTTATTAAAGAATATGTTGATTTACAAAATGAAAATACATTTACTATTACACATACGTCAAAAAAATTGATTTTTATATATATTAGATATAATTTAATTATATTTTAATTAAAAATGGCTGCTTTATTTGATGCAAATACACACCCAGAAGTGAAAGATTTTTTAGATAATCAAAATCCAACAAAAGAACAAATTATTACTGCATATAATATTCGTGATGCAAGTCTTAATTTAGACTACGACGAACATTTTAATAAATGTATTACAAAATTAGGGCTACACCCTGGCACCTATGAAGATATGATTGATTATAGATTTAAACAAATCATGCATGAACGTATTGATGAATTTTTAGCTGATAAATCTAACCCAATCGTGTGTCTAGATTATGAATCATTTCGCATAAACTTATTAAAAACAACGTTTGAAAATAAATTAGATAAATATGATAAAATATTAAACTATTACGATACTAATAATGAATTTTATAGTCAATTAACTATTGAAGATTTAATAAGCCTCGGCTGGTAAAAAATATAGCAATGCATTATCTTATTATATCAGTATTACAATTTAATATATAAATAAATTTTTTAATATATTAAATTTATACTTAAACTAAACTAATAATTTTAAATGAGACAATGTACTATTATAAATTAACTTAAGAAATGTTTAATTTTATTTATTTCGCTTATTGAAAGATGTTTCTGCACGTATATATCCATCTCCTCCCGGTGCATATTCTATATGCAGCTTTATTGAATAATAATTACACAGGATCTCTAGTAAATTAACAAAATGATTATCTGCTTGTTTTATACTTGCGTTTTCAAAACTATTACATCCACCGCCATAATTATTAATTTGCTTATTATTTAAATCAATCGCTTCCTGTAATTTAATATTTGTTATAGCATCAGATGGCGTTATTTTTAATTGTCCGAATAACCAAAAAAATCCTTCAGAGTATGATGAATTCGTTATCTGTATGTAATATGCAATCGTTTTTAACTTTTCAGGATCAGTAAATAAATCGCCATGCTCTTCTATGAAAATATTTAATTCATTTAAACTAGGCTCCTTGCCTTGGAACTCTTCCGGTACATCTGGTAATTTTTTATTAGACATGGTGTAATATTAATAATATTAATCTCAAAAAAACGATATTTCAATATTTTAACAATATTATCTTATAAATATAATTCAACTATATCCATAGATTCGGTAAAACTTATTCAGCATGGAACTGACTTGTTTACCTATCTCACATGAAATAACTATTATTAAATAAAATATATTTTCATATATATAATATATGAAAAAAGCTTTAATTAAAAATTTAAATGATGATGTGTATTGCAGAATAAAAGCATCCAAGAGACACGGTGTTGGGGTTTTTGCAATAAAAGATATTCCAAAAGATACAAATCCATTTCTACTCACAGGCGCACAATGTATAAAACAAAAAATTATAAATGTAAGTGAAGACGAACTTAAAACTTTACATCCCGAAGTTAAAAAAATGGTTAATGATTTTTATCATAAAGATGATGGTGTATACGGTATTCCATATAAAGGTCTAAATTCGAATGATATAAGTTTTTATATGAATACAACGAATAAACCAAATATTGGTTTTGAATCAAGTAATAAATGTTCAATGGTTACTTTTACAACATTGCGTAAAATAAAAAAAAATGAAGAATTACTAATTAATTATGATGATTATTAAATAAATAAATTTATAAATGAATTTCTAAATGAAATCCATCAAAGAATGTATGTATTGAATTTAATACATCATCTTTAGATTCTTTTGGTCCATAAAAGTATATATCACCATTTTCATATTTATGCCCACTTTCAAATTTTACTATATCATATGTCCACTCTTTATTGCATGTTAAATTATGAATTGATTTATATTTTTTAAAAAATTCATCATATTTGGTTGAATTCAATGAATATGATATATATATTTTATCTTGTAATTTATGTGTACCAATATAAAAGTGATAAATATTACTAGCAGTTGTATTTGCATAATCAAATTCATGACTTTTTCCATTTGGAAATGATACAGTTAAATTATAATTAGAATAATATCGAAATTTAAAATTCCATTCTTCCTTAATAATACCAATATAATTAATAATAAAGTCGTCATCATATCTTAAATCAATAGAATACAGTTCAATGTCTTTATATTTATATATTGCATTATCAAGATATTGAGTAATTTCAGATGGTACTGATAGATATCCTATTTTAGAATAGTCAGGATTATTAAATAATTTACCTTCTTTACCAATAATAAAAGTAGCTGTATTGCGATATTTATTAAATGAAACTAAATCACCATAATTCCATTTAATTTTTCTTTTTAAATATTTTTCAACATCTGAAATATATTTAAATGTTATTTCTGATAAATTTAATTCTTCTTGTACAACATATTGTGCTAGAATATCCGAATCTTCATTTATAGAGAGTTCATTTTTTGAATCTTTATTTTGAACAAGTTCCATTTTAAATCATTCAGTTTTAGAGTATATAATATAGAAATTTCAAATTTTAACAACTGTCATATCAATATCGGATGTTCCCCATGTATAATTAAAATACGGTTTATATGTATCTAACCCATCGATTGTATTTACTAAACTACGCTGTAATTCTATATTATCTTCAATTTCTTGTTCAAAACTAATACCAATATTATTACCAACTGCTCCTGAATTACTTATATAATCATTTATTTCAATTTGTATATTTACAAGACATATTTCACCTTTTTTAATATTATTTAATTTTTTATATTCGTTATCAAAAATTAATTTTTCCTCGGATGTTAATTTCTTGATATCTTTTAAGATATGATTATATGGATAAATCTTTTTTTCCCTATATCTATGTTTTGAATGATATTTTTTTAATAATTTTTTAATAGATTCTGAATATTGAATATTTTTTTCAAGTTCTGTTTGTAATAAGTAATTTTGTATATATTTCTTCTTTGTTTCATCTAATTTTAATCTATTAATTAAAAATGTAGATTTTTCTTTGTTATTATCAATATTATTAAATGTTGTTTTATACATATTAAATTTTGTCCACAATTCACTATCTAAAATAGGGTTTATACTCCCATTTTTATCTATAATATATATATTATTATCAGAATTTTGACATATATCGTAAATATTTTTTAAATTACTTTCAATAAGTGTACATAACTTATCTATTTTATTATTCGTGATTAAATCATCTGTTAGTCGATGAGTGTCCCTTGGTTCTAAAAATAAACCATTAAATTGGTTATCATGTTTATCATTAATTAATATTATTGTTTTTGTTGTATCATCTGTTTTAAAATGCATTTTTTTATGTTCGTCATTTTTCTGAAATGCCCCATTCATAGAATTTGCAAGATTGCTTGCATTTTGTTTAATAGCTTTTGGTAATAAAATTAATGATGATTTAAATTCATATATACTAAATGCATTTGGCAAAGTTTCTATCGTTGTTCCTCCTCCTGCTAACATATAATTAATTTTATATTTCATTATATATTATATTAAGAAAATGATTATAAAAAAGAACTAACAATAGTTCTTTTTTATGATAATAAGCTCCCATTGGGAATTGAACCCAAGACCTTTTGCTTACAAGGCAAACGCTCTACCTCTGAGCTATAGGAGCATTTATACTAATCTTATATAGTATAAAAATATAATTATATCCCTAATGATACATTTCTATATATAAAAATATATAAAATATTTTAATTAAACGCTATTAAACATATTACTTTGTAGATCTTCTTCTATTTGCAATAATCTATTATATTTGGCAACTCTTTCACCACGTGCAGGAGCTCCTAATTTAATATATTTTGCATTAATTGCTACAGATAAATCCGCAATTAATGTATTATTTGTTTCTCCTGATCTATGTGATACAATTACTTCATATTTTTGATCTTGCATTAATTTCGCAGCTTCGACTGCCTCAGTAATAGTACCAATTTGATTTACTTTTAATAATAAACTATTAGCCCATTTTTCTTCTATTCCTAACTTAATCATCTTTGGATTAGTTGTAAAAAGATCATCTCCAATAATCATCATATCANTCCCACATTTTTCATTAAATGTTTTCCATCCTTCATAATCTTTTTCATCAAATGCATCTTCAATACTTACTAATGCAGGATGTCTTTCTTTTAGTAATATATAATATTGAACTAATTCAGATGAAGTTAGTTCAAGTCCTTCTTCTACCTTATATTTTTTTGTTTCTTTATTATAAAATTCACTAGCTGCACAATCTAATGCAAGTGTTATATCTTCTCCTAATTTTAAATTACTCATTGTTACAGCTTCTTCAATTATATCTAATGCTTCATCTGGTGTATTTAAATCTGGTGCAAACCCTCCTTCATCTCCCAAATTAATAGATGATTCGCCGTATTTTTTTCGAAGTAATTCTTTTAAATTATTATAAACTAGATATACATATTCTGTTCTTTTAGAAAAAGATACTTTATCCGTAGGCATAATCATAAATTCTTGAATCTGTAATTTACTGCCAGCATGCTTACCTCCATTTAAAATATTAACCATAGGTATAGGTAAAGAAAAATTATTTGAATAACCATATACATCAGCTAAATATTTATATAATGGCTTATCACTTAAATTCGCTCCAGCATCTGCAAATAAGAATGATGCTGCAGTAATTGTATTTCCACCAAATGTTTCTTTTAATTCTGTCCCATCAAGAAATGTTAACTGATTATCACATTTTACTAAATTTTTTAATGTTTTATCATCTAAATACATTAAATGATTAAATAAATCTAAGTTATAAATTGCATTAAATACACTTTTACCCATATATATATGTGTTAATTTATCTCTTAATTCAACTGCTTCATTTGAACCAGTTGAAGCACCGGATGGTGCTGTACCTCTGCCTATCAATTTACTATCTTTATACAAGTCTGCTTCTATTGTTGGATTTCCTCTACTATCTAGGATTTGTCTTCCTTTTATCTTGTATTGATTATCAAATCTATAATTAGATGTATTAGGATAATCTATAAATATAGGTTTACCTGTTGGAATTTCAAATTCTGTTATTTTACTTTCACTAAAAATACCAAGTATAACTAATAAAGCCCTAATTGAATTTCCATGTGCAACTATTAATACATTTTTATTATCATCTAAATATGGTTTAATTTCATTTTCATAATATGTACGAACTCTATCTATAACATCTAATAAATTTTCACCACGTGGTGGGCGGACATCTAAACTTCTTCTCCATAGTTGTACTTGTTTTTCACCATGTTTCTCTACCATTTCTTTTTTATTTTTTCCAGTTAATTCTCCATAATCTCTTTCATTTAATTGATCTGATTTAATTATCTCAATATTTTGATTTAATTTATCTAAAACAATATCACATGTATTGCATGCTCTTTTTAAATTACTTGTAAATGCTATATCAAATTTTATATTCATTGTCTCTCCACATAATTCGGCTTCTTTTATCCCTGTTTCTGTTAATTCTACATCCTGAAAACCAGTAAATAAATTTAGTTTATTCCATTCACTCTCCCCATGTCTAAGAATCGTTAAGTGCATATAAACAATTTTTTTTTTAATTAAGTTATGGTTAAAAAAATTATTAATATTAATATATTTTTTTAGTTATAAAATAATTTAACATATTGTTGCCCTGAGAATATGTATTGATATGTTAATGAAAAATGTTATTAATACTACATGTACTAACTGTGATGTATTAGTTTCTGATAATTTATTACTTGAAATATTCATTCTTGTAATTTCAAATCTTAAACTTTTGAGTTCTTTCCATAATACTGAACGTTGTTCAGATGCGGGATTCTCTCTAAAAGAAAGTTCATTGATACCAACATCATCATTTTTCCAATATAATTTTGTAATTTCATTTACGAAATTATCATTCATTACAAACTTCTTTCTCTGTTCTTTATTAGTTAATCCAAGTTTTTCCCAAATTTCACTGAAAGTTAATTCAATTACTTCATGTTTATTTGTGAAATTAATATTAAGTTTGCCCTTTTGTGTAGGAATTCCATTTGAAATATTTAATGCAGTCAAAGTAATTTTACCTTCTTTATTATAAAATTGTCCACGACCATCATATTTACCATCATCGAACTCTCCGTCATATTTAATTGCCTTATTAAAAGAATTAAAATATAATGTGCCATCGCCATTCGGTACACGGTTCTTTGGATTTCCATCCTCGGTTTTATTATATAACATTTCGCCAATATACATTACTCTGCCACTTGGATAATATTCTGTTTCAAAAGATGAATTTAATGATGACTCGAAATTTGTTTTGAAATCGGAATATGCACTTGAACTACTATCATCAAATTTCATTGTAGAAGTATAAGTCGTTTTTTGATTATATCCACCATTGTAAATAATAGTACACATTCTTTCTGAATCATTGAAATCTACTTTTGCAAATTTATTTGTAATATGTTTGTATAATAATACAACATTTGTATCATCTCCTGCATCTTTACATGTTCTCACTTCAATTGTTGGAATCTTCATACGATTTGTTTTATACTCAGACAATTCGACATAGCAATCGACAATATCGTTTACTTTAAAACATTCATCATCCTCGGTATTTTTTTTAAATTTAATTATGTACTGTGTAGCCATCTTTATTATAATATATAAATTTATCTATTTATAATCATAGATATTCAATTTTTTTAATATTCAATTTTGATAGGTTCGCCAAATAAGCTTTTTAGAACATATTCTAAGCCAATCAGACATCCTTCTTTTTCTGTAATATTCTCTTCACTGCTCCAGAATCCACCAGAAGTAAATTCAATATGTGAATCTTCCTTAATTGAGATCAGATAATTTTTAATTTCAGAGCATCCATAATCCCTTTGTAAATTACAATCACGCAGTTTTACAGACTTGCTCTGTTGCAAATCACTAAATTTATCTGCTTTATTTCCTAAAACAGCGACTGGTACGCCTGGTGCTATTTTTTTAATTTGTTCTAACCATTGAGGAATATTTAGTTTAGTTTTATTTTCTGTAACATCATACAAAAGTAAGACGCCATCTGCACCCTTAAGATATGCATCTCGTAAAAGTCCACCTCTATTTTCTTGACCTGCTGTATCCCAGAAATCAACAGTTGCAATACCCATTGATGTTTTGACTTCAATTCTTTTAAAATCAAAATTATCTGTTGCCTTATATTTTTTTGGAAATCTATAATTTTCTTCGGTTAATTTATTAAGCTTGTCGAATAATGTTGATTTGCCAATACATCCATCGCCAAGTAATACAATCTTCTTTGGTTCTCCAAGAGAATTAGTAGTAGTAGTGCTTGAATAAGTACGCTTCATTTTTATTAATATATACCTTATTCAATTATATATTATAAAAATCAATTTTTATCATATATAATCAATAATATTGATATACATCCTCTAATTCAATATAAACTTCTGGTGGTGTTTCCCATTCTAAAAATGGTATAGCTTTAGTAGTTGAACTTTCAAAAGATAGTAATAAATCTAATGCTCTTAATCTTCTTTCTAATGGATTCATTTTTCTAGGAAATTTCCTACCTAATCTTTTCCATCTCCATTCAAATTGTAAAGCAGCCTGCCAAGAAGGAAATTCAGAAACATAACAAGCTCTAGTCCAAATTTCACCCTTACTCACTTTAATACTAGTAGCTTTAGCTCCTCCAACTAATTCTTTATTATGTTGTCTTAATCTACGATCTAAATCAACTGTGGCACCTACATATGTAGTGCCAGACGTTGAAACTAAAAGATAAACATAAAATTCATTAGACATTATGTTATAATAACAATATAATGTTAAGTAAATTAATAATAATCTCTTTTTTACAATCCGTTTGATGAAATTTAGTATTTAATAATAAATATTGAAAATAATAATTTTACAATAGATAGCTAATCAAATTACTATAATATGGCGGATCTACTAATTATACTTTTTGTTTTTATCGTATTGGTACTATATTATGATGTTAATCAGCAATCATTCGTCCAGCAGAATGAAGATATAAAAAGTATCAATACGACAAATTCTACCCATTATGATATGTATAAGAAAAGTGTAGCATATTATAATGAAACTCAATATAAATACAGGTATATATCAATCTGATTTCTAATCTTTATTTATAAATAGATAAATAAACGTTTATTATCTGTTTTTATTAAAAATGTGTAATTTATATATGCCAATTTCAATCGAAGAATTTGAAACAGCAATCCAATATGTAGAGCCATTTATCAAGACAACTCCATTGGAAAA